CAATCTTACAGTATCGGGTAACACCACATTAAATGCTACTGTAGACGATTCTGCCGCGGCATATAAATCCCAAACATTGACTGATGGCGCAACTGTTACTTGGAATGCTTCTCTAGGCCGAATTGCTACACTAACTTTAGGTGGTAATAGAACAATGGCCGCTCCAACAAATCTAAAAGTGGGGCATTATACACTAACAGTTATTCAGGATGCTACAGGATCTCGTACAATAACATGGAATGGAGCATTTAAATGGCCAGCCCAGACTGCTCCAACATTGACTACAACAGCAAATGCTAGAGATATTCTTACATTCGTTTCAGATGGAATACTTCTATATGGAACATATGTTAACGATGTAAGATAATATAATATTATAAATACTATGAATTAGGAGAAAATCATGGATCATATTAGAACAGCGATTGACGCAGCTACAAACGGCGATGCAAATGCGTTTAGAGACGGAATTCATCAGGCCCTAGCTGCTAAAATGCACGACGCAATAGAACTAAAAAAGATTGAAGTTGCTTCATCATTCTTTAAGGAACCAGAAGCTTCTTCCATTGAAACAGAAATACCAGCTCAGGAGATATCTGACCAATGAAAACCTTTAAACAAATAAGAGAAGCGGTAAAGACTGAAGAGAATCCTGAAGCAAAGGAACTAAAGCCTCGTGCAAAGGGCGAACAGGCTTTCGCAGATGCTCACACAAGACAGGATAATCCATATCCAACAAAGAATACGGATGCAGTTCTAAATGCTCGTGGAATGAAGCAGACCACAGTAAAGAAAGAACCAGCAAATGGTGATCAATCTGTTGTTCAGCAGGGAACATCAAAGCTTGCCGATCAGTCTGGATTTAAGGGACAACAGTCAAAGACAAAGGCTAATGTAAGAGCCGATAACGGCGATACTTCTGTAGTCAAGACAAGTCCTACTGCCGTTGATAAAGATTCCGACGAATCAACTACAGCAAAGTCTTCAGATGGCGAAAAGGGAATTGTAAGAACTAGTCCATCTGCTGTAAAGCCATTCAAAGAAGACAAGGATATCATTGATTGTCTCGTTGATATCGTAGAAGAAAATTCCGAAGATGTATACGAACTCACATTTGCAAATGGCGATACAATTAATATTGATAAGGACATTGCTCTTGTTGCTCTTGAAGCATACTGCGATCTTGACGAAGAGCTTGCTGAAGAATACAGAGATCACATTAATGAATCAAGCGAGACTTTTGACAATCTATTCAAACTCGTTCTTGAAGCCAGGGAAGTTGAGTAATGTCTGCCGAAGGTATTGTTAACAAACACACAAAGGGTGGATGGATTGTTGCCAAGTTTCATACTGGCGGATTCATCACACTAAATCATCCAACATCAACAATCGGCGCTAATAGTGCCGGTGAAACTGTTCAATCAATGAATATTATCTCTGCTGAAGTTAATTGCGGCGGAGCAAATAATATCTATTTCACAATCAAGCGTGGTGCTAATACTGTTCTTGTTCTTTCTGGTCAAGATTATTTTGATCTTTCAGATTCTAGAATTATTGACAACATGGGCGGTGAGCCACAAGCAAATGTTGTTGTTACAAAAACCGGTGCTGGTCCGTCAACCCTTATTTTAAAACTCCATAAGGTATCAGCAATCGCAGGAGGCTCAAGCTACTAACATGAAACTAATCTGCGAAGTAAATGAAGAACTAAATTTTATTACAGAAGCAAATGAAAAGGGCGAGCCTCAATTTTATATTGTAGGCATCTTTATGCAGGGCGGCATCAAGAATAGAAATGGCCGCGTTTATCCAGTAGAGATTCTATCACGCGAAGTCAATAGATATAATAAAGAACTTGTAAAAGAAAATCGCGCATATGGCGAACTTGGTCATCCATCAGGACCAACTATCAATCTTGAAAGAGTTTCACATATGATTAAGGAACTCAGACAAGATGGAACTCATGGCGATTTCTACGGTAAAGCCAAGATTATGGACACACCATATGGCAATATCGTTAAAAATCTAATGAAAGAGGGCGCAAAACTTGGCGTTTCTTCTCGTGGTATGGGAACACTAAAGCGTAGTGGTGATCATGATGAAGTCCAAGAAGACTTCCATCTTGCTACTGCCGCAGATATTGTCGCAGATCCATCTGCACCAAATGCTTTCGTTAGAGGCATTATGGAAAATAAAGAATGGATCTGGGATAATGGTATTTTAAGAGAATCCGAGATAAATGATATGAAACAATCTATCGTTAATGCACCAAAAATAGATAAAGATAAGGCTATTATTGACGCATTTTCTAGATTTTTAACAAAACTGTAAACAACATTTTTATAAATAATCAAGAATTCAATGTTCAACTCTGAGGGAGAATATTAATATGTCAGAACAAAATAATGTCGAAAAGCTCGACGTAGTAAAAGAAGATAGCGTTAAGGCGAGCTTCGGCGTTACTGCTGAGGTGCCAGGACCAACTGGTGTGAAAGCAACTCCACCAGGTGCTACACCTCCTCAGTCAGGCGATCAAACACCGCCAACACAGGGATCAGGCATTAAGCCATATACAAAAGTTGGCATGATTAATGCTCTTGTAAGCCATCTTTCAGGAATGAAGAAGGATGATGTTTCCAAGTTCTACAGCCAGTTTTGGAGCTATAACAGTGGCGTTCCTCAGGTCACTGATGGCGTTAAGACTCATTATTCAGAAGAGACTGAAGAGCCACGTCTCGTAGAAGTCAAGAAGCTAACAAAGGAAGACGTTGATGTTTCAGAAGATATCAATGCTATTTTTGCTGGCACAGATATCAAGGAAGAGACTGTACAGAAGGTTCGTGAAGTATTTGAGACTGCTCTTGTCACAAAGATCAATGAGCAGCTTCAGGCCATTACATCACAGGCCGATGCAGACGTTGCCAATCTTGTAGAGCAGGCAAATGATGGTCTAGTTGATCGCGTTGATCAGTATCTTGACTATGTTGTTGAGAACTGGATGAAGGACAATCAGATTGCCGTCGTTGCCGGTCTCAAGCAGGAAGTCACAGAGACTTTCCTAGAAAATCTCCGCACACTATTCATTGAATCCTATATGGACATTCCAGAGGATAAGGTTAGTGTTGTTGAGGAAATGTCTGCTCGTATTGAAGCTCTAGAATCAACCGTAAATGGTGAGATGGAGAAGAATATTGAGCTAACACAGGCTCTTGAATCATTTCAGAAGAAAGAGCTAGTACAATCAGTTTCAGAGGGTCTAACAGAGACACAAAAGGCTAAGTTTGACACTCTCGTTGAATCGGTCGACTTTGAGAACTCAGAAGATTTCAAGAAGAAGATCGTAACTATTCGTGAAAGCTACTTTACCGAAGCTTCAAAGTTAACGGCCAAGACTTTGAACGAAACAGTGGCTCTCGATGAGGAACCAGTGGGCGATGACATTGCCGTAAAACAGGTTTCGGGTGAAATGGCTGCTTACATGAGCGCGATTTCTCGTTCAATCAAGAAGTAAGCGTAACAAAAACATAACAAAGGAGATAATGAAAAATGTTTCTCAATGAAGAGATTCAGAAGAAGTGGCAGCCAGTTCTAGAGCATCCAGACCTAGCTGCTATTAAGGATACACATCGCCGTGCAGTCGTTGCACAGCTTCTAGAGAACCAGGAAAAGGCCTCACGCGAGGACTCTTTCGGTTCAGGCGGATATCGTGCACCAGGCCTACTCGGCGAAACTGCACCAACAAACGCCATGGGCTCTTCAAGCTCAGTAGCTTCAACCGGTAGCGTTGATATCTTCGATCCAGTGCTAATCTCACTCGTTCGTCGTTCAATGCCAAACCTCATTGCTTACGATATCTGCGGCGTTCAGCCAATGACTGGCCCAACTGGCCTTATCTTCGCAATGCGTTCACGCTACAGCAACCAGACTGGTTCAGAGGCTCTCTTCAACGAAGCCAATACCACATTCTCAGCTTCAGCTGGTGGTAATACTGCTTCTCAGTTTGTTGTTGCTAACACTTCAACAGGCCGCGTTCAGGGCGGCAACGATCCAACTGGTCGTGCTGCTGCTGGCGCTTCTGGTTATACCGTTTCAACTGGTATGACAACAGCCCGCGCCGAAGCTCTCGGTGATAATGCCACTGGAAACGCTTTCAACGAAATGGCTTTCTCAATTGAGAAGGTTGCCGTTACTGCCGTTTCACGTGCCCTCAAGGCTGAGTACACCATGGAACTCGCTCAGGACCTCAAGGCTGTTCACGGCCTCGATGCTGAGACCGAGCTTTCAAACATCCTCGCTGCTGAAATTCTTTCAGAAATCAATCGTGAGGTTGTTCGTACAATCAACTACACCGCTACCGCTGGTGCATCCGAGAACGTTACCTCTTCTGGTACATTCAATCTCGATGTTGACTCAAATGGTCGCTGGATGGTTGAGAAGTTCAAGGGTCTACTCTTCCAGATCGAGCGCGAAGCAAACCAGATTGCCAAGGCAACTCGTCGCGGCAAGGGTAACGTTCTAATCTGCGGATCAGACGTTGCTTCAGCACTCCAGATGGCTGGCGTTCTTGATTACACACCAGCTCTCTCAAACAACCTACAGGTTGATGACACTGGCAACACCTTCGCTGGTGTTCTCAATGGTCGTATCAAGGTCTACATTGACCCATACTTCTCATCAGCTTCTGGCAAGCAGTATTTCACAATCGGCTATAAGGGCTCCTCAGCTTTCGATGCCGGTCTATTCTACTGCCCATATGTTCCTCTCCAGATGGTTCGCGCCGTTGGTCAGGACACATTCCAGCCAAAGATTGGCTTCAAGACTCGTTACGGCATGGTTGCCAACCCATTTGCGACAACAGACGCAACTGGCGCAATCGGTGCTTACAGCGATGCTCGTGCCAACAAGTACTATCGCTTCGTCGCGGTATCAAACCTTATGTAACAAGAAGACAGTGGATAACACTGCCGATTATTGGGGGGCCCGTTGCCCCCCAATTTTTTTACATTTACATAAATAATATTATGTCAGCAATAGAACAGCAGCCAACTAATAGAAATTTTCTAGGCAATAATGGATTTAGATTTGGCATTAAAAATTTGCCAACTGTAAATTATTTTTGTCAATCTATATCTATTCCATCTATTACAATGAATGCTATTGACACGGCTACTCCATTGGCCTATATTCCAAGACCTGGCGATAAGATCACATGGGATCCACTTGTTATTAGATTTAAAGTTGATGAAGACCTTGTAAACTATTTTGAAATTCAAAAGTGGATTGCTGGTCTAGGCCATCCAGATGATCTAACGCAGACAAGAGATATTAGCAAATCTATTCGTGAGACACAAATAGGCAATAGACCAATTGGTTATTATACAACATTTACATCAGACGCATTCATAACTATTCTATCAAGCGCAAAGAATGCTAATAAAACAATATTCTTTTACGAATGTTTTCCAACAGGCCTATCACAACTTGATTTTGAATCGACAAACCCAAACCTAGAGTTCATAGAAGCAACAGCAACATTCAGATATCGCAAATACCAACTAGAAGAATAATGTGTATTATCGCAGCAAAATACTTTAAAGATACTGGTTGGATTTTAGCGAAGAACCGCGATCAAAACTACGTCGCGGATACAACTATTCTTGATAAACCAGATCCAAATGTTGGTGAAATACTATTGTTAGATGATAAGACAATTAAATATCAAGTTGTG